AACATTATCCTGCCCCGGCAGGCAATGTTGTAGTCCTGCCCGTTGGCATCCAATTCAGTCCAAGACCGGGTTTCAATCCGCACATGCTTGGCAAGAATCTCCCGCCCGTTCTCAAACACCCGCCAGACATGAAGCATGGAGCCACGACCCGGTTGTCCTCGTGACTTGTTGAACCGGATCGTGTAGGTGTTCAATCAGGAGCCTTGGGCCACTGAATGTCGGCAGGGAACCCAGGCTGAAGCCGAATCTCGCGCAGACCACGACGATACTCAATCCATGCAGTCTTCTGGAAATCCAGCAGCGGCACATCAGGCAGCACTGACCAATCCGACTCGGCCAACATCTTCTTGGCGCGATCCCAGGCGAGTTCAGCCGCAGACGATGTGGCAGGGCCGGGAGGCGCATCGCCCACCTCAACCCAGCCCATGTCGTTGTAGGCTTCTCCAAGCCAAGACAGATCACCAATTTGATCAATGAAGCCGTGAAGGCCGAAGATCGGCCCCCAGTTTTCAGGCAGCGGTTGCGGCTCGTTTAGGGCGCTTCCGTCCGACAGTTTTTTGAGTTGCCACAGTTTGCTCATTTGATTCACTCCTTGCCATTAAGGCGGGTTGAAGTCCGGGTTGATTTTCAGGTTTTGGCAAAATCCGCGCCCTGAACTTATGTGGGGATATGTCATTTGAATGAGGAGGATGCCCAAGGCCGGGAAGATCTTCTCCGCCCCCATAAAATTTGAGTTCTTCTTCCGTTAACTTCCAGTTTCTCCAAGAAGAAAAATCTTGCCGGGGAATAATGTGAATATGACACCCAACACTTGCAGCCATTTGATGGATGAGTTCTATAACTTCAACTGGCTGCAATATGGCAAATGTCATTGAACCATCGACTCGGCGCAAACAAATTTCTGACGAGCCCCCAAAAGCAGTCCCAACAGAAACAGAACGCGCTCTATGAAGACTTTCTGCAAGATTGTTCTGTATGGATCTTTCTCTAAATAAACGATCCTGCTCGGCATTAAGTTGCTTAATACTTTTTGCCCGCATTTTTGTCAGTTTTGACATGATTATTGAGGATTCCAAGAAATGTTTATAAACCCGCCAGAACCAACCGTTATTGGGTAATTTGACCCGCCAGAAACAGGCACACTGTTGTAGGTAGTAGTGCTTGCAGTATTTCCAGGGTTTCCTGAATTACCAGGATTTCCTGAATTTGTACACCCCCGCCCACCTCCGCCACCGCCGCCTCCGCCATAAGATCCGCCACCCGGAGCCGCTAGTGCTCCACCACCTCCACCACCTCCGGCACCACTAGATGACCCACCACACCCAGGGAATCCGCATCCTGTAGTAGTTCTCTGAGAGCCCCCTGGCCCTCCACCTCCGCTGCCCCCGATTCGGCAGTTTGCCTGACTCGTAGTTCCGGCTCCGCCGCCGCCATAGCCACCTTGCGAGCAACCGCCACCCTGCCCGCAGGCACCACTGTAATCCAGGCCAGGGTACGCATTACCTTTGCCCCCAGGTTGACCCCCATTAGGGGTTTGAGGGCCTCCTCCAATATAGGCTATGCCTGTGGTTGCTGCATTTCCTGGGTTACCGGACTGTCCGCCCCCAGTGCCACCGGTGCCCCCATTTCCACCATTCCCGCCGGGAAAGTTGTAACTCAAACCAGATGAAGTTGTGCCAACATTTCCAGGGTTGCCAGGACTCCCGGGAACCCCCGTACCAAACGCTCCAGGCCCCCCATTGCCACCGCCTCTAGCGTTGCAATACAAGTAATCGCATGTATAACTACAGTAGTTATATCTAAAAGAATCCCCACCCCGCCCGCCAGTTCCGCCACCTGAAGGACTACCTGCGTTGCCAGCGTTTCCTGAATTGCCAGTGCCTCCTCTGCCCTGCACAGCAACAGAGGAAATTCCAGCAGGGGCAGTCCATGTGCCTGACGCATTAAAAGTTTGAGAACCGCCGGGGGCAATTGTTTTGCCCCCAAACATTGTTACTTTTGGTGTTCCTGCGGGCATTTTTTTCCTCACTCGTAGTAGAACCAGCCAGTAACGATGTACTTGCTGCGCTCACCAAAAACTGTGTTACCCCGATGTGCATGGGTAAATGCTGCGGGCCACAGCACCATCGTATTTTCTTCAGGTTTCAAACGACGCTGCTGATACAAAAACTCGGTTTCCCCGGCTTCCTCTTGCGTCAGCGTGTTGAGATACAGCATATAGACCAACACTCGATCTGCATGCTCACCATTACCCTGCTCACCATGCCACACATGGTATCCGCCACCAGGATCGGTGCGCTGCATCTTCATGGCAGTACCTGTAATTTTACCGTTCCTCAAAACAGAAAATTGTTCCGCGTAAGCGTCATAGCATCGCTGAAGCCCGTCAAAAAAAACACGCGTTGCGGGGGTGCCATTGAAATGTGCGGCTGAATGCACGCCAAAGTTCAAACACAACTGAGTATCATTTTTTGCATGCTTAGGCGCGTTTTCACTGCGCTGTCGGTTACTGCCAGCACCAGATTCAACAAGCCGCTCAAACTCATTGATCAAATGTTGGCAGTACCCCTCCGGGTATACACCACGATAAACAGCAATAAAGTCTTTGTATTCAGCGTTCATTTGAATGCGGGGCCAGAAATCCAAGCCACAAGAGATTGACGGCTACCGCTTGTCACGGGGGTTACTTGGTGGAGTACATACGAAGGGAATGCTGCCACCAGACCCCGCTGTTTGCGAACGGTTTGCGGCTGACCACCAGTAGCCACTTGGAGGTTTCCCCCCTCGTACTGGCTCGGGTCGGTCAGTTGAAGCACCAGACTGAGTTTGCGGCTGATCTTGGCGTTGTAGTCCTGATGCCATCCGTACATCCCCTGTTCTGATTGATTGTAATTGGTCAACTGGATTGGTTCGCCAAACCCAGTCAGATCAAAGCGATAGTATTGGGCGTTAAGTGCTGAGGCAATATGCCCCAGTTTTTCAAACACCCAAGCGGTTTCTGGCGTCTTCTCAAGCCAAGATAAATGAGAGCGCCGTATTTTGGCAAGATCATCACCGGTCGGGTTTCCACCCACCTGCGCCCGCTGATCTGCCTTCTGGGCCTGCTCTTGCAGCCAGTTCAACTCCTGTTCCGTGAAGCCGTTTTCCCACCAAACGAATGGTTCGACAGACAGGGCATAAGGAGTCAGCAGGTGCTGCACGGGCGCTCCTTGTGCGACACGATGAAGTGAATGCACCGTGTTGGGGTGTCGGCGTTGCTGCCGGTGAGTTGATGCTGCATCCACGAGTTCGCAAACATGACCGTCCCCGGCACCATGTTGTTGAAGTGGATGATGTTGGTGGCGTTGCTGACTTCTTCGCCCTGCATGAAATCCAACTCGATCATGGACTTGTTCATGCGGGTGTCGTGGTAGATGGGGTACGCCCCGCCTTGAGGTGTCTCCAGAAAGAACCAGCCGCACATCTGGCTGTTCTTGTGGACATGCACATTCGTGCCGCCACCACGGTTGATCTCCTGAGCCCAGAGTCCCTGGAGGTAGAAGTCGTACCGGTCTACCGCGTACCCCTGGCCCCGTAGAAGGTCTACGACCGACAGCAGGATGTAGTCTGCCACTTCCCTGAAGGCAGGATCGTGCGCGAGATGGGCGGACTGACACATCGGCCATTCTGGCTTGCGTACCTGATCCAAATATTGGATGCATGTCGGCAGAACTTTTTCAGCCAAGTCGGGCCGCTCATCTCGGTAGACGATAGCCGGGAAGTAGGCAAAGCCTTCCATCAGGCGTTGATGTGGGCTTCCAGCGCAGCGGCAAACGCATTGATTTCAGCCGCCGTAATTTGGCGTTGCTCTACCGGCAGATTGCGCTTGTTCTCAAGTAACACCGTGTGCGAAATGTTTAGACACTGCAACTTGCGCATCTTTGCAGTTTCTCCCGCATTTGCATTGATCTGGGCAGCAGTAATTGCCGCCTGCTTATCGACTTCTGCTTGTTGTTCGGGGGTCAGGGCCATTTTTCACTCCTTGAGTTAAGCCGTCATATTCTTCATGGCGATATTGCCATAGTAGGTCGTGCCTCCATCCGGGGTGAAGAAAACCCA